GTATTTTAACCAGTTTGGTGCTTCATGAGCGCGGAACTTGATCAACTTCGGGCCCAACAGCAGTTGCTCACCGATTCACTCGCCAAGATGTTGCAAGGTCAGTGGGTAGGTTTCCCCTCAGTGGAAGCTCATCTCTACGCGCTTGATCCCAACATGCAGGGCAGCGTCACCCCCGACCCACCGGTCACCGACTCGGAGTACGAGGCTCAGGACGACCCAAAAGCGTAACGTGGGACCCGAACTGGTTCATGCCAGGGCAGGCGTATTCCTGGACCTGTTCGGTCGCGAGTATGACGTGGGTGCTGCAAGCCACGGCTACGGCCTACCAGGACTCGGACATCTACGACGCGCGCTACGCCGTCGGTACCGAGATGGGCTACCCGAGCTGTGTCAATGAGTCCTACGGGCTGATGTCGCAGCAATGCCTCGTCGATGAGTTCATGCGGCACGGCCTGATTGCGCATCAGGCGTGGCTCACGTTCGACCAGGCCTACGCGCTCGCCAGGACCAACACGGGCACGATCAATCCCACCGGTCAGTACCACGTGATGGCGCTGCGCGGCACGAGCGGCGCGGATATTGCCGTGGCGAATAGTGCCGAAGGCTATATGGGGGTGTATTCGACGCTCTCGCGGGACCAGTTCAACGCGCTCGGGCCGGTCAGCGTTGTTTTTGTCGAGGGGAGAGCTTAGATGCGTTTTGAGATGGCTGCGCCTGTATTCACCATCGGTAGTCTGATCGCGATAGTTGTCCTGATCTTGAGCGTCATCTTCTTTGTCATCGGCGTGCCAGACCCGAAGACATTGCTGGTGCTGATCGGTGGGTTGGCATTGGCAAGATTGTTGTGACACGCATCGAGCCCTGCAAGCGCTGTGGGCGGCGGCTCGTTATCCGTTTCAAGGGACTGTGTGCCTCGTGCTCTGGTGCTCCCAAAGACAGCAAAGTCACGCCCAGCAAGTGGCGCAAAAAGTCGGTCCTCGCCTAACGTGTGGACGCCGAAGCCGAGGAGCGTCAGAGTCGCGACCCGCGCCGCTCGGGGGTGCGTCTAGCGGTGTCGGTCGCCATCAAGTACACGCGGCTCAGGGAAACGACGACGGACCGCTTCGAGGCCAGGCTGAGTTCGGCGGGACTCTTGCTACTGGGTGGGATCTGCGCCGTGTTCATGCTGTATCTGGTCGCCAGGGTGCTGAGCCTGATCCCCTGACAGCGCCTCACGGAGCATGCACCAGCCGCAGAACTCGGCCATGTTGTGATCGGGCAGGCAATCCGCACCACCCAGGGCTTCGGTGATCGCCGCCCGCAGCCGGGAAACCTCGGCGCGCAAATCTCGATTTGTCAGGGATAGGCTGTACTCGAGATGCTCGCTGTCTAGTTCAGTCCGCAGCCGCTCGTTCTCGACGTCTAATTCGGCAAGACTGGCGAGGGCTGCGGTTAGACGAGCGCGGAGTTCGTCGCGCTCGGCCAGCAGCCCCTCGAAGATTGCTCGCGAGGGGAACATGTCAGCATCAAGGTCCAGCATCAAGGTTGGTCAATAGAACACTCCTTATGTCTGTCAAACTTCGCGAACCAGTCCAGAGGAAGTAGGTGACTACAGTCCGTGGCGTCCGACAATGACCGCATCCGCTCTTGCCAGGGGCGAGCCATGAGCAGCCACGCCAGCCAGAGTGGGATGCCGCAAGTCGCGCAACGCTTGGTCATCCTGAACACGTCGGACACTCGGCGGTGTCGCCTAGCCAGGACTCGCCGCTAAAGTATTCGAGCCAGCACTCGTCGCAGCACACGGCGAAGTGATCGCACTCCTCGTAGGAGACTGTCCACGTCGCCTCACGGTTGCACCACTCGCACTCCGCGCCACCTACTGCCATGTTTGGTAGTTCTAACGGCACTTATTTGCTACCAAGCGCAAGCCACGCGATCACGAGGTCATGGGTGATGGGGTCGATTGTGACCGTGGCCCCGTCGAAAAGTGCCTCCAGCAGTTCAGCGGCGCGTCCTTCAGCAATGGCTTTTTCGAAGATAGCGCGGGCGAATTGTTCGCTCATGTTTGGTAGATCCCTTCTGCCATTAGTTCGCTCAAGCGATCCAGCCGTCGCGCCGCATGTTCTCGAAGGCACGCTCAAAGAAGCCGGCTGGGAACTCGTGGATGGTGCCGCACACGCAGCGCAGGCCAATGGGCTTATTGATCTCCTGGACCTGGGTCTGGTGGACGTGAAAGTAGTCGTGGCAGGCCTCGCACTGGATGGTGATGAAGTGCGAACGGTCGTGACAGTCGCTTTCTTTGAGCGCTGAGGGTTCTTTGCCAGCCCAGGCCGGATTCGGGACGAGCTGCCAATCAGTCATTCGTCACTTCCAAAAGTGGGCCTGCCTTCCAGCCTGTCTGAGATCTGGCAATAGGCGCAACCACAGTAGCTCGTGCCGGTGCAGACCCAGTTGCACCGGTCGCAGTGCGTTTCAAGCGTCATCCAACCCGGCCACGTCCGGTTATTCACCAGTGGCCGATGCTGTACTTCGTCCTGACACCATGGACCGCCACACACGGGACAGATTCCACGTATTGCGAACCATTCCATGGGAAACAGGTCAGTCACGGCCGAACAGCACGATCACGGTGAGCAGGCACATGATGGCAATGCCGGCCCATTCGAGCACAACGGCGTAGGGCTCAGTCACGGATCTGGTCCACGTACTCGGCGAGATGGTCGACGGCCGACTGCAAGGCGGTCAGCGATGCGAGCAGACTGTGCAGGGTCTGGCGCGTGTTGAAGCCGTCCTCATCGCCGGCCCACGACACGGTCTGGGCGGCACTCGCGAGCTGCTCGGTGGCCTGGGCGAGCAGCGGCGCCACGCGCTGGGCGGCGGTCATGACGCGTCTCCGTACTTGCTCGTGAGCCGTTCGTACTCGGCTTCGGCCATCAGGCCGGCGTTCTGCACGTCGGTGGCGTAGCACTTGACGGTCACGTTGACACCCCGCGAGGTACGTTCGAGTTGGACGCTCGAAAGGCTGCTGAGTTGGGAGCGGAGCAGGTCGCGGATTTGCTCCAGATAGTTGGGTTGGTCGATCATGGCTGCTGCTCCAGGTCCGCGAACGCCTTGAGGACCTGGGTCCAGTCGGCATCGGTCAGGCGGCGCAAGTCCTCCTCGTAGTGCTCGGGATACCACGCGAGAAACCGGTAGATCTCGTCATCATCCTCGAACACGGGCCCGAAGGCGAAGCCCGTCACGGAATCGTAGAGCGCTACCTTCGGGTCGCTGCTGGTGGTGCGTACGCTCATAGCACCACGTCCGCGAGTGCCTGCTCGTAGTCCTCGTCGATGCCATTGTGCCGATGCTCTCGGCATTGGGTGCAGAGTGACATCCACGCCTCCGCGAGTGGCTGGTAGCAATCCTTACAAATTGACCCGCGACCCGACTGCAACGCAGCCACGACGTGGCCGATGCTCTCGCGCACGGCCAGGACGCCCGCCTCTTCCTGAAAGTAAATGAGCGTGCCGTCGACGCGTTCACCGTGGCCGCGGCTCACACAGCGTGGCGCGACATACGCGATGGTGGCCGGGTTCACCCATACCTCGGGTGCCTTGTTGTCGTGGTCGAACGCGAATTGTGTGAACCTTTTTAGGACCACGGTGCTCATCGTGCCCGCTCCTGGCGCAGCTCGCGTTCGAGCTCGACGCGGAGTTTCACCGCTAGGACGTGCTTGCAGGGGCCGCCGCGATAGAGGAAATCTTTGCAGGTGCAAGAGTGCAGCGTGGTCAGGTAGTAGCGACCCTCGATGCGCTGGGACGGGACACCATACGCCTTGCGACCGTCGCGGGTGTGGCACTTCAACCACTGGCCATTGTCGGTGACCAGCGCGATGGCCTTGGGACCCCGCGGGTCGGTCTCGGAAACTAAGATGCTCATTGGCTCGATGCCTCCATGACAGGTGTCTGAGCTTGAGCGGGTCGGCATTCGCGTTGCTGGCCCGCTCTCTGTGTACGCAGATATTGTACTCGCAACATTCGTTGTACGCAACATATGCTGCTTTCGAAAAGAGGCGAGTGATACCGCAGTGACTAGCGGTCGCGCGCTTTTTCCACGGTGCACACGCGCGACACGAGCCGGCGCGGCATCACCGCCAGGTCAAGCGACGCGCCCCGTGTGTAGACCGCTGCCATGCGACTTTCGGCCGACCTGGACCAGCCCATCCGCGCAGCTAGCACGGGCAAGTCGCGCGGGTCCTCGCGGTACGCCGCGCTGAAGTAGCCGCGACGGAAAGCGTGCACCGGCAGGTTGTGCGGCAGCGACGCCTCCTCGCACAGCGCCGCCAGCGTGCTCCGAATGCTGCCTGGTCGCATGCGTCGCCCGCGGACGCCGATCCAGAGCGCGCGCGGGTGAACGATGCCTCCCCGTTTGGCGCGCTCTTCGAGGTAGACGCGCAGACGCCGCACTGTCTCGCCGCCGTCGTCGGGTGAGTCCACGTCCGCAATGCCGATGAGTCGTTCCTTGCGACCTTTGCCCTGGCGAACGCGAAGTATGCCGAGTTCGAGATCAACGTCGGCAACGTCCAGGTGGGATACCTCGTTGGCGCGCAAGCCGGTTTCGATCAGGGTCTGCACGAGCGCTGCGTCGCGCGCGAGCAGAAAGCGCGGATAGCGAGGGTAGGCGCGGCGCCAGTCGAGAGCCTGCTGCATGCATGCAAAATCGTCCAGGCTGACGCGTGGCTGGAGGCGCTCGGGCGCGCGCGGCGTGTCGAGCGAGGACAGGTCGGGCGCAGCGATGCCGCGTTTGCTACGCAGCGCGGTCGCCATGCCACGCGCGGCGATGACCAGCAACCTAGCCGCTGCCTCGTTGCCCTTCGTGCGACTCGTACGCGTTTCGTCAGAGACGGCTCGAGCGCCATCGGCCATGAGCGCGACGGCAGCCTGGCGGACAAGATCGGGCGTGAGCTGCTCGGGGCTCAGACAGCCCTGCTCGCTTGCATAGCGCGCCAGATGCGCGAGTTCGCTGCGATACGTTGCCACGGTCCGCGGACTGGCTGGTCTGGCTGGTAGGTACTCGTCCAGGTACCAGTCGATTGCACACAAGAGAGCCGACGATGACATAGATGGCTCCCCTCCTGCTGTAGGCTCGCTCGCAGGCGGTCCCGACATCTATCTACAAGCCCGCCGCCGATGTCGCCAGGGGACTCGCGCTGCTGACGGACCCTCCAGTGTTGCGCGTCCATGCGAGTAAGAGTGCGTTCTTACGGGAATGTAGAGCGTCTCCGGCAAGTGTTCTAACTACCGCGTTGATGGCGCGCTGCTCGGGTTCCTGAAGCTCGTCCCACCGGCGTCGAAGGATCGCGATGAGGGCCGCGAGGGCAGGCGAGTCGTCGGAGTTGGCAGGGGCAGTGCGATAGCCGGCAGCGACTTCAAGTTGCGCCCGGTCGACGCCGAACAGGTCGGCGATCTTGTGGACATTGCTCAGCGAGATGCCGCCACCTGGTCCACCGCGGCGCCAGTGGGACACCTGTCCCGAGTAGACGTCGAGGCGACGCGCAATCTCGGCGGCCGACAGACCGCTTTCACGAACGAGCTGATCGAAGACTTCGGCGAACTGCGTGCGGGAGTTGACCACCGTGCTGCTCCTGTGCTCCGAGCATAGTAGCCGCAACTCGCGTTGTGCGCAACAGGGGTTGCCGATATGCAATCGTGACGCAATGACATCACAACGTCTGTTGCTTAACAACGTACGGAGTTTCTATGATGCAGGGGTGGTTCCGACCAGGCGGCAGACGCCGTTAGCGAAGTTGCTGAACCGTCGCGGCATCCGCCACACCTGGCTCGCCGAGCAGCTCGGTGTCAGCAAGTGGGTCGTGCATCGTGTGTTGACTGGTAAACAGGCGGCGCCCACTGGCTGGTACGAACGGGCCGCCAAAGCCCTGGATGTCCCCGTCGATCAGATCCGGCCAGCCGAGAAAGCCGCGGCGTGAGTCGACCGCTGCGGTTGAGGAAGCCGCCCGCGGAGGGCGTCATCGCGTTCGAGGGCGGCACGCTCACCCGTCTGGGGCTCGACCTAGACGATATCGGCGTCGAGCGCTGGGCCGACGTGGGGCGCGCGCTCGCAGACATCGGCCAGTCGTTACGGTGGGCCATCGGCGACTGGTTGCTGTACGGCGAGACGCGTGACTGGGGCGATCGCTATACCGAAGCACAAACAGTCTTTGGCCTGACCATCGGTGATCTACGCAACTGCAAATGGGTCGCCAAGAGCGTCGAAATATCACGGCGCCGTGACAATCTCTCGTGGGCGCATCACTACGAAGTAGCTCCGCTCGAGCCCGACGACCAGGACCGGTGGCTCGACCGCGCCGCCGAAAACGGCTGGACGCACAAGGAGCTGCGCGCGTGGATGAAAGGCGACAAGCCGAAGCCATTACCCGTTCACACGCCGCTGCTGCGCTTCTGTCAGAACCTCGCCACGCCCATCATCGTCAGCCAGATTCTGCGCGTGTACTTCCCCGACGCGGAGACAGCGCTCGACACCACCGGGGGCGACGGCGGGTTCTGGGACGGGAGCGAACCGGTCAGCGTCGCCATGCTCATTCGCGATCCGCGGCGCGAGGACGGTCCGGACTTCCGCGACCTCGACTGGACTGATGAGAGTCAGGACGTGGTCTTGCTGGACCCGCCGCATCTCGCGGACGCCGGCGCTGATGCGATCATGGGCGGCCGCTTCGGTACGTATCCGAATGGCCATCTGGAGGAAGTGATTCGCGACGGGTGCCGCGAGGCGTGGCGCGTGGCTCGTCTTGGCGTAATTGTGAAAGTCACCGATCACGTGCATGGACAGCGCTATGTACTGGAGTCCGATTGGGTCCGCAATGCCATTGGACAGGAGCCGTTCGACGAGGTCTACCAGGTTCGCAGCGAGGCGATGATCGACCCGAAATGGGAAGAGCAGCTCAGCGCCTACAACAACGGCTCCACGTTCCTGATCTTTCGTAAGGACGGTGACCGCCACGTCCGCCGTACCGGAGGGCCGGCGTGATTCCGACGAAGGTTGCGCTGAGCATCGATGACCTGAACACGTTTGGTCGCGCCCGGCTGGAGTCCGATTTTCTCAACGTCGACCGGCGCGATGGCGGGAAGACCTCGCGGACGGATTTCGCGCTGGGCTGGATGGCTATGGCCCTCCGCTTCAAGTTGTGGTCGGTGTTCACCGACGAAGCGAAAGTGCGCCTCCAATGAGCACCGAGCCCGAGATCGACTGGCCGCCGGACGTCGTAGAAGGCGTGGCGCTCGACGCACTCACCCAGCGACTGATGCGGCAGACGCGCCAGGCCGGCTACGACGAGGGGTATCGCGACGGTCGGCAGTTCGGTGCCGAGGAGGCCCTGCGCGCCTCGACGCAGCTGACCACGGCGCTCGCCAGTCGTCCAACCCAGCGCGCCATCGCCGTGCTGGAGCGGCTGCTACGGATCGTCGCCGAGGCCGAAGACGAGCGTCCGTCGGTGTACTGGAGCGACGAGCCGTGATGTTCGAGTGGATGCCAGGCTGGGCGTGGGTGCTCATCGGCTGGTTCGTGGCGAGTCTGTGCCTCGGTGCGGCGGTCGCCAGGTGGTTCAGGTGGGTGCGCGGGTGAGCTACCTGCGGGATCCCGTCTACGTGTGGGCCGACACCACCACCATGCACCTGTGGCCGCGGCAGCAGCCCGACTGGTACGCGGACTACGTGCGTGACTGTGGCTTTCCGTCGGGTGTCGGGCTGCCCAATGACCTGTTCGATGCGCTGTGCCTGATGCGCGTCGCGGAGATCGACGCTGGCCGCAACCGCCGCAAGTACGAGCGCGCCGCGCTGGAAAAATTCGGCGGCGGCAACTTTGGGTGCGCGGCGCTCTACCAACGGCTCGGTGTGCGCGCGCCGTGGGACCAGGACGAATGACGGTGACGCGGCTCGCCGTGTTGTCTCGCGCGCCGGGGCGACGGCAGCAGGCCGTCCGCGTAGCGCCCGCGCGGGGTCCGTTCTTTACCCGCGCGCGGCTGGCCATGCTCGAGGGTGCTGGCGAAGAGGAGCTCACGCGCGCGGTCAAGGCGTGCGGCAAGTTCTACACCTGGGAAGGCATCCACGTGCGCGACAGCGATGGTGTGATGGAGAGCCTGCACCTCGAGCGGATCGACGGCTACACCGAGGCCAAGGGTGTACCCGATTGGTACTTTTGGCATGAAGGGCTCGGCCAGCACTTCTGGGCTGAATTGAAGGGTGCGACTGGACACCTGAGTCCCTTCCAGAAGCGCGAGATTCCGTCCATGCGCAAGGGTGGCGTCGTCGTGTTCGAGTGGTATCCGAAGGACGCGCCGACCATCGAGCGCGTCTTTCGCTACGGACTGGAGGCCGCGTAGTGGGTCTGTCAGTGATTCGCGTCAGCTTCAGCCGCCAGGCCAATGATGGCGACTACGGTTCGGAGACGGCGCGCTGCGAACTGGAGTACACGGTTGGTGCCGACGAAGACGGTGCCGTCACGCTGAGCGAAATGCCGGGCTTGCTGCTGATCGAGGCGCGCGAGTTCGTCCATTCCGAATTGCGCAAGTCGCCGAACTGGAAAGTGCGCCGAGCGGTTGCCGAACCGGAGCCGATTGAAGATCTGCCGCCACCCGCTGATGACGATGAGGACCTGCCACTGTGACGCTGCCCGATATTCCCGAACTCTGCCAGCAGCCCGGTTGCCAGCGGTCCACTGAGACGTGGTGTCCCCTTTGCGAGCGCTTCCTGTGCGTGGCGCATGACCCGGTGCGTCGGCACGACTGTCTCGGCGGGCGCGCGGAGGATGAGTGATGAGACGCTGCACATTCTGGTCATCTTCTTCGGGCTGGTGCTGCTGGTCATGATCATCGTGGCGCGGACGATGGGCAACTGATGGCGAAGTGGTTCGGCGTGGTCGGCTTCGTGGCAGGCGTGGTGCTCACCACCGTGGCCGGCGCGGCGCTGGGCTCTCACGCGGCCGACCCGGAGCCGAGCGAGCAGGTCAAGCACGCCGCGGCCGACGCCGGCGTGGATCCGATCCAGCTCGCCGGTGCCGTCAACTCGGTGCACGTCGACCCGTATGTGTATCTCCGCTCGGAGGGGCTACTCGAGCACGCGTCAACCCTGCCGCCGCCGGCGCCGGTTTTATCAACCCCACCCGTGTTGCCGGCGGTGTCCGCGCGCGTGGCGTGCATCGAAAGCAAGGAATCCGGCGGTGCCAACGTCGCGAATGCGCGCGGCTCGGGCGCCGGGGGTGTCTTGCAATACATGCCGAGCACGTTCGCTGCACACGCCGCGGAGATGGGACACCCGGAGTATTCCCTGTGGAATCCGGCCCAGGCGCGCGCGGTGGCGGCATGGGATTTGGCGAAGGGCCGGCGGGCTCAGTGGACGGTGGGCGGCTGCTGATGGCTGAGACTAATGCGCTCGCTGAGTTGAATCGCCTAGAGCAGCGTCTTACTGAATTGCGCAGTCCGCGTGACGCGAAGGCCGAAATCAAATGGGCTGACTTGATGCCGCTTGAGCCGCTTGACTTGATGCCGCTTGAGATGCCGCTGTTTTATCCCCCACCGACGTGGGATCAACCGCCACTCTGGTGATTGGAGGCATATGAATCAATCCAATGGCACGGCGCTGGCCGTACCGGCACTCAGTGACAAGCAAATTCGCACACGGTTGGAGACGGCCAAAGGTGCCGGCTACGGGCTCGAGGAGGCAACCCGCGACCAGCTCAACGTGATCTATCTGCTCTGCCAGCGCTATCGGTTGGACCCGCTCACGCACGTCACGCTCTATCGCGGGCGACCGTGGGTGACGATCGACGGCCGCGTGGAGTTGGCCAAACGCAACCCCGACTACAAGGACTTTCGGACGCGGCCGCTCAACCACGAGGAAAAGAAGGCGTGGGACTACCGGCCCGAAGATCTGGTCGTGGAGTGCACGATCCGCACCTACTCGGGAGCGGAGTACGTCTCGCGCGGCAAGGTGACCGCCGACGAGCGCAAGAAGAATTCTCCCACGGGCAGCAATCCGCAGGAGATGGCCGAGAAGCGCGCGCTCGCACGGACGCTGCGCCTCGCGTTTGGACAGTCCGCCTTCATGGACGAGGACGACGCGGAGCAGGAAGACGCTCAGCGGAATGATCCGCAAGAGCAGGCGCGTCTGGCGCAGCGGCACCGAGAGATCTTCGACGTAGAGGAGGACGAGCCACCGACAGTATCCAAGAAGACCCAACCGAACCAGGGCGCCTCCGCTCCGGTTGGGGCGCCCGCACCCGAGCAGGAACAAGCCGCGGCGATTGTGGACAAGGCGCACGCCGCGGCACGCCAGCGCGAGTTGGACCTGGCCGAGATCGACCGTCAGCGCAAGGAGGAGGGGTTGATTTCGTAGTGCCAGCTCGGGATGTCGAGCAGCGGCGCCGAGTGGCTCGCACGCGTTGGCAGCGGCGACGGGCCTTGCCGTGGAGCGCATGGTGTCGCGGCTACAACCACACATGGTGTTACGGGCGCCGCGGAGCCGGCCGCAGTCCGAAGCAGGTCTGCGAATGCCCCTGCCACCGGGAGACGCGCGGGTGAGCAAACCGCCGGTGCTCGAGGGCGAGACGCAGCGGGAGTATGCCTGGCGCGTGTATCCGGACGATGCGCGCGAGCTGCTGCTGGCCACCGCGGCGCGCACGGCAGTGTGTGCGCAACCCCTGTGCAAAGCCCCCATCTGGTGGGGGTTCACCAGAGCGAATGGGCGCCGGTGTCCGTTCGATATCAAGCCTGACGGGACGCGGACCGGAACCAGCCACTGGAGAACTTGTAGAGACCGACCGAGAAAGGAGTCCACGTGAAGGCCCCATGGCGTGGATTGAGTCGCACCAATCGCTCGCCCATCACCCAAAGACGCTTCGACTGGCGGCGGCGCTGAAATGTGGAGTGCCGGCGGCCATTGGCTATGTGCATCTGCTCTGGTACTGGGCGCTGGATTACGCACCCGAAGGACACATCGCTGCGGATATGCGCGACCAGGTAGCAATGGCGTGCCACTGGCGCGGGAAACCTGAGACGTTCTGGATGGGCATGCTGCACGCCGGCTTCATCGAGTCGACCGATGAGGGCATCCGTATCCACGACTGGATGGATTACGCGGGTCGCCTGGTGGATAAGCGTGCAGCGAACGCTGCGCGCATGAAGCGCGCACGGAACGACGCACGTGCAGGGGCTACCGTACCAACCGTACCGGACACCAACCATACCAACCAACCGGACCTAACCAACCCCCCCCCAGCTAGTGCAGCGCACGTGCAGCGCACAAAACTCGAAGCGGCGTGCTGCATGAAGTTCGCCCAAACGGGCCGTGAGCATCGAGCTGACTGCAAGACCCGGGTGACGGCATGACCCACGCCTGGCAGCTGCGCACCGAGATCGAGCGCCTCGCCCTCGAGATGCTCAAGCTCGACCGCTGGGCACACGCCGCCCATGACCGCGGCAACTACGCCCGCGAAGGCGAGCTGCACACCCAGCGCGAAGACGTGCAGGCCGAGCGCTCCTGGCTCCTGCGCGGCCTGTGGCAACTCGAGGCTCATGAACACGGCGTGGCTCATGGATGACGCACGCCGCTGCCACGCCAAAAGCAAGCGCTCGCAGCAGCGGTGCGGACGGGCGGCGATCCGCGGCGGCACGGTCTGCAACATCCATGGCGGCAAGACTCCGTCGACGGTCGCCAAGGCCGCGGAGCGCCTCCAGTTGCTGGTGCACCCGGCCATCACCGGACTGGCGGAGTTGATTGCCAAAGCGGACTCCGACAGCGTCCGGTTGTCAGCGATTCGCGATTTGCTGGATCGCACCGGCTACAAACCGGCGGAGAAGATCCAGGCGGAGTCGGAGGTCACCATCCGCTGGATCGACGAGGACCAGCCCATCATCCTCGAGCAGGCGCATGCCCTCAGCAACGGCACCGGAACGCACGATTAGAGTCGCCCGTCCCCATCCGGCGCAGGAGCAGATCCTCGCTGAACGGCGTCGCTTCAACGTCGTCGCGCTCGGACGGCGCGCCGGCAAGAGCAAGCTCGCGCAGCGCATTCTGGTGAGCTGCGCACGCACCGGGCGGCCGTCCGGCTATTTCTGCCCGACCTACAAGTTGCTCGAGGAGTTCTGGCGCGAGCTCAAGATCGTGCTCGCCGAGGTCATTCGCGACAAGTCCGAGCAGGAGCACCGGCTGACCATTCTGGGTGGCGGTGCGATCGAGTGCTGGTCGATGGACACCGGCGATCCGGCACGCGGCCGACGCTACGCGCTGGTGGTCGTCGACGAGGCGGCCATGGTGCCCAACCTGCTGGACATCTGGAACCAGGCGTTGCGTCCGACGCTCGCGGATTTCCAGGGCGAGGCGTGGTTCATGTCCACGCCGCGGGGGTTGAACGATTTTCTGACGCTCTATCAGCGTGGTCAGGACCCGCTCGCCGACGACTGGATGTCCTGGCAGATGCCGACCAGCGTGAACCCGTACATTCGTGC